GTTGTTTTTCGTAAGGAGGCGAGTAATGAGTTTTTCGATGCGTCGTGTATGTATTCTCTCGGCGATGCCCTTGAAGCGGGCGAAAATGCGGATGCCGAGAGATTGAAGGAACTGGAGCAGGACTTCGGTGGATTGATTAGTGAGGGGCGATACTGGAAAGCGTTGAAACGCCTGTTTTCTATGATGCGTATCAAAAATGAAGAACCAGAGACATCAATCCAGTTAGTCAAGTTATTTAATAGTGAAACAGGAAAACTCTACCAAATAACATCGCAGTTGAAAGCAATCCAAACCCTTAAATGGGAACTGGATAAGACCTTGAAGTTAAGGGTTTCGACATTTTTACAAGGAAAACTCGGTATGAAAGGCAGTATCACACGGGCAAGGGTCGATAACATCATCAAAAATAACGAGAAAATAATCAATAAATCGGCACAACGACTTTTGTGTTCCATCATATAAATTATAATAAACATAATTCCATTTTATTATAATACAGTATGTCTCTCAATCTCGACAAAATCGGCAGTCCTTTTTGTAAAATCGTCGGTGGTGCTAATGACGGCAAGAAAGTTTATCTCGCTACACCAGACGAAAAAGGTCTCAAAGAACAGCGAGTTCAGTTGTTTAAAAGGGCGACAATACCCGAAAATGATGAGGGTAAGTTTATACAGATGATAAACCCGAAGACCGAGCGACAGATATGGTATTGTGTAGGGGCATCGGGCAGCGGTAAATCTTACTATACCAAAATGGTGTGTAAAGAATACACGAAGAAGTTTCCCAACCGCTCCGTGTATATGTTTTCGACGCTCCCCGATGATGTCTCGGTAGATGATATAAAAAACCTGAAACGCCCGAAGATAGATGATACGCTCACGAGCGACCCAATAGAAAGTAGCGAGTTTGCCGAAAGTATGGTGATTTTTGATGACTGCGACACAATCGCGAATAAATCGCACCGAAAAGAGGTGTTCAAGATACTCGACCAGATTTTACAGACAGGGCGACATCATAAAATATCGTGTATTCTCACATTCCATTTACCGAGCGACCGCCAGACGACGCGGATGATGCTCAATGAGTGCCATTTCGTCACCTTTTTTCCGAAAAGTGTGATGACGAAAAGCACGAAGTATATGCTTGAAAATTACATCGGCATCAATAATAAGATGATGAAGGAGATGAAAAAAATTAATTCTCGCTGGATTACCATAGCAAAGAATTATCCACAGGCAGTCGTGAGTGAAAAGTGTGTGTATATGTTAGAGGACAAGGATGATGATGATTAGATTTATTCAGTCCGCTGTCGGTGTTCTTCCTCTTCTTCCCTCTGTCGTCTCGCCTGATAGGCACAGTCGGGGCGACACTCGTCGGTTTCTGGCACACCACACGCCTCGCAAACCGAAACTTCGTCGTCGTCGCTATTTTCGCACGGTTCGCGACAGTCAGGGCAGTAGGTCTTACCGCCGATGTAGTGAAGGGTTGATAGGTTTTCTTCGTATCCTTTTTTTTGGTTGTATTGTTTTTCGGTGAGGTCGCACTCACAGCACTCCTCTTGTGTATTGACGCTGGAGGCATCATCTTCTTCTTCGGGTCTTGAAAGCGTTCCGTCGTCGTTCTGGACGCAGTCGCACATTTCCCATAGGTAGTGATTACTTCGGTCGTCGTAGGGTTTTCCACAGCACTCGCAAGTGTCTTCTTCTTCTTCTTCTGGGTAAAGGCAATCACAGCACACGAGTTTATCTTGTTCGGTGATTTCAAGAGCACATTCATTTTCAGGTTGTCCGCAGTCGGCACAGACACGATTGTGGCAGATGGCGATGATGGTAGTCATTTTGATTGTTGGTAGTTCGTTGTGTGTAGCACATATGAGTAAAATCATTTCAATTTTTTTGGATACCACCCCACCGCACCCGCCCTGGATGACCCCCTTAAAGTTAAGCAGGGTGTAATGAAGCGACCTTTTTGGCGACCAAGTCAGTAATATAACTATCATCACTACCCCACATACTATATGCCTCACCCTCAATCGTCATACTGATTGATTTAGTGAAGGCACTATCGCTATCACTTTGAAGAATGATTACTATATCCGCAGAGGTGAATGGGACGACACTAGTTATAACATAACGATAACTCGAAATGTGATGGGATGCGACATAATTAAAATCAACTGGAAAAGACATTTTATACAATATAGTAGGTTTAATTTTATATCAATTTCCAATCAAAGGTGAAACTTAATACGAATGGAAATTAATAATAAAAACAAAAGAACAATAACGAATATAAACGAGTAAAATGACGACAAGAGGGAACTTAACTTCTGCCGACCCTTATAATTTATACTACGACATTAATGTTGTGAGTGATTATAACCCAACACTAGTCGGGACGACTGCCCCACCCCTGACCTTCAACGAGATTAGGCAGAACCCTATTATAACATATCCAGAAGATTACCTACTTTCTGTTGTGAGGTTTAGTATTGAGACCCCTACCCTTCCTATTTTTATTCCGCAGGTGTTGTTAGGACAAACGAACCCGAATAAACTGATTTATGCGTGGGGTATGAGTGTGACGGACTACATTGCTCCTGCTACTCCCGTGACATATTATCTTCCAGCACAAGAGAACTGGATTTATATTCCAGATGACCTTACAATCACTCCTCCTTCTGGTGCTTTGACCTTTCAGGATTTAACTACCAATTACTACTATGTGAATGAGTTTTCGCTGGTGCTTCAATATGCGAATAATGCGTTGAAGGCGGCGTTTAATAATTTCAACACCTTTTTAACTGGTATTGGGCAAGCAGCGTTAGGCACAAGGGCAGCGACACCTGCCAACATATCACAGAACTATTGTCCGCAGATGTTTTATGACCCGAATGGCGAGTTGTTTTCGTTGAGTTTTCCGCTTTCCCCCCCAGCACTAGCAGGGACAGCACCCCCTTACGCATACGACACTTACGACCAGAACCTCGCAAACACCGCTGGTTTTACGGGGCGTGTTATTAAGTTGTATATGAATACCCCCTTATCAGTTCTGCTGAACTCGTTTCCTACTGTGTTTCAAGGCAATACCCAGGTTGAATTAACAAGAGGAACAGAGGATATGATTGTTGTATATAACAACCAGTATCAAAACACGAATGGAGGTAGCAGACCATCTTACCCTCTTACGCCAGTCGCCTCATCGGTGTCGGCAATACCGCAGATTATAGTCCCACAGGAGCATTCAACGACTATTTTATTTTCGCCCATATCCGCCCTTGTGTTTTCGACATCGCTCCTTCCAGTTCAAAACACGCTATTATCAAAACCAGCGATTTTCAATTTTTACGATGGAGTGACGAGTAGTAATTTGCGTTCATCGGGCAATAACAATGTGACGGCACCAGTTTTGACTGATTTTGAATTACAAGGTGCGACAGGCACGAGTTCGCAGACGAGGATTACATATGTGCCGACGGCGGAGTATCGTATGTTGGATTTGCGTGGAACGACCCCTGTGAATGCGGTGGAGGTTTCGGTGTTTTGGAAAGACAAGTATAGTGGATTACATCGGTTCGAGTTGGCGGCGGGGTGTGCGGCGTCTATAAAGATACTATTTCGCCGAAAAGACTTTTATAATGCTACTATTGATTAAATCTCTCGGCGAATAGAATTACAACTGAAATTATATATAAAAACAAAGTTATACTATAATTCATAAAATCGAAATAAAATGAGTTCAGCAGACTTTCGCAAGGTATTAGTCGAGGATGCTCGTATGAGGGTTACCGACAGTCTCCCCTTTGGTGTTGTGAAGTCAGGACAGAATGTGACGACCCAGATTTACCCTGCTACTTCTCAAAGTTCATCTTCCCAGACTTTTTCAATCCAGACCCCGAGTGAAGTTACCATTCTTGACCGTAATATTGTTTGGAAATCCACTTACGAACTTACAATCAGCGGAATTCCTGCTGCTGGTGAGTTTTTGGTTGATTTGGGTAATCGTGATGCTCTTGCCCCCCTGCCCCTTCATATGTCCGCTACTACCCTTCAAGTTCAGGTGAATAACAACAGCGTTTCTGTGAATATTCGTGATGTGTTGCCCCAGTTGCTTCGTATGTATGGTGATGACCGTTCTCTCGCTCGTTGGAACGGTATTTGCCCTCTTGCTCCTGATACTTACCGTAGTTATGCCGACCAGTTGGGTGCGAATAACAACAGCAACGGTTCTTGGGCACAGACTGCCGATAATTCTCTTACCTCTCGTGGTTCTTACGGTATTGATAGTTTGGAACAGACTAACCCTATTATTGGTGCTGGTGTGAAAAATCAGCAGACTATCGGTGATGGAACTGCTAGGACTGTGAAAATTCGTTTTACTTCTTACGAACCCTTGTTTCTCTCACCCTTCCACTTCGCCAATCTCTCGGCGAACCAGATGGGTATTTATGGTGTGAGCAACTTGAACTTTATTTTCAACATCTCGGCATCGGCATCCCGTGTGTGGCGTTGCGGTGCTTCCGCCGCCGCAATTGGCAGTTACGCCGTTTCGATTTCTGCTGTTAGTGGAAGCGAACTTCATTTCCAGATGCTTACCCCCCATCCGTCCCAGATTTTACCCTCGAAGAATGTAGTCGATTATGTGGATTTCCCTCGTTATTTATCTACCTTTACGAACCAGATTGCTGCTGGTGCTGTTTCAGCACTTAACGAGTTAGTCCCTACTTCAACTGTGTTTTCAAGCACCAACATCCAACTCAATCAAGTCCCTGATATGTTGGTTATTTGTGCGAGGAAACCGATGTCCCAGCAGACGAACCGAGATGCCGATTGTTTCTTCCCCATTTCTGGTATTTCTATCAATTGGAATAACCAGTCTGGTCTGTTGGCGAACGCCACACAGGAGACTTTGTTTCGTATGTCCGCAAAATCCACGAACCAGACTTGGCAGGAGTTTCGAGGGTATGCTAATAAATACCTTCCCCCCGCTGGTGCTTCTTATGATACTCAACTTCAAAATGTCCTTACTTCTGGGTCTCTTCTTGCTCTGCGTTTTGGACAGGATATCCCTATTGTCGAGGAGTTCTATGCCGCTGGCAGTTTGGGTTCATTTAATTTACAGTTCAATGTTACACTCCAAAACTATACTTTGGCGGCACAAGATGTCGAACTGGTGCTGATGTGCGTTAATTCTGGTTTGTTTATCACATCGCAGGGTGTATCCAGCACTTACACGGGTATTCTCACGAAGAGTGATGTCCTCGCCGCGAGTGAAATGAAACCCGTGAGTGAGCGTCATTTGCGTCTGGTTGGTGGTGTCGAGAGTTCCGCAGTTACGAGCGTTGCTGATGTGGCACCAAAGGCACAGGAAGCAATATTGGACGCAGTTTCCGCAGCAAAATCCGCACTCGGTAAAGGTATGGACGGCGTTGGCGGGCGGATGAAACTTGCTTCTCGATGCTGAATGTCGAGAGATTTGATGAGATAATTACAGATGAAAGGCAATTAGTATAAGACATAAAAACAATTCTTATACTAATTTATAACACTATGGATACAGCATATAATCGTAGGATTGCGTCAATCAACGATGCTATAATGAACCGTGCGGCGAGGCACTCCGCTGCTAATTTTGTAGGAAAAGGGTATGGAAGCGACAGCGGACTTAATACTCAATACAACGATGTTATGAGGGGTGCTGCGAACCAACCCCGTGCTCTTTCACAGGCGGAAAGAGAGTATAGAATGGAGGGAGAGGCGAAAGAGTTCCGCGGCAGTGGCGTCTTTGACGATTTCTTTAAACCTGTCGCGGGGATGCCTGTTGCGAAAATGGGAAGTGGTGTATTCGATGATATAGGTCAGGCGTTTCGATACACGCCGATTGGGATGGCGAGTGATGCCATTCAGGGACGGGATACTGTATTTTCTGGACGAGGTAAAATGGGAAGTGGATTATTCGATG